CATGGAGAGCGGAGTCAAGGGATACTTCGAGTTTATAAGCGTCCAGAACTACACAAACCTCAAAGGAGTGACAGATCCGAAAGCATACCTGCAGAACATCAAGGCGGACGGATATGCCACTTCTCTCAATTATGTTGATAACCTCATGGCGGTTATCAAAACATGGAATCTCACAGAATACGATAACAAGGAGGTGGACACGATGAGCAATAGTCCATTAGTCGTTTACACCAAGCTCTCACCCAACAATTCAGGAGCCAGAAAACACGCTATCGATAGGATCAGTCCTCATTGCGTGGTAGGCCAGTGCAGTGTGGAGACCCTCGGAAATATTTTCGCTCCCACATCAAGACAGGCATCCTGCAACTACGGCATCGGACCCGATGGAAGAGTCGGTATGTATGTAGAGGAAAAGAATCGCTCCTGGTGTACTTCATCCAGTGCGAATGATAACAGAGCGGTGACCATTGAATGCGCTTCAGATGCAAAGGCACCATATGCATTCAAGGATACGGTCTACAACAGACTGATAGATCTCTGCGTGGATATCTGCCAGAGAAACGGCAAGAAGAAGCTGCTCTGGATCAGCGACAAGGCCAAGGCGCTTGCGTATGAGCTGAAGAGCGATGAGATGCTCCTGACGGTTCACAGATGGTTCGCAAACAAGTCCTGTCCGGGAGACTGGCTCATGGCAAGGATGGACGATCTGGCAGCAAAGGTGACCGCAAGGCTCGGTGGAACTTCCACGGGTGGCGGTACCGAGACGAAGAAGCCTGTCTACAGAGTACGGAAGACCTGGTCTGACAGCAAGACTCAGGTCGGAGCCTACAAGGTTCTGGCGAATGCCAAGAAGGCGGCGGACGAGCATCCGGGATATGCGGTCTTCGATGAAAGCGGTGTGAAGGTATATCCTATTTCAGAGCAGGCGGTAACACCGGCAAAGAAGTCATATACCGTCATGATCGATGCGAATGTCCTGAATGTAAGAAAAGGACCCGGAATGAACTACGGAATCAACACAACGGTTCGCAAGGGCGAGATCTACACCATCATCGAGGAATCTGCAGATAGTAAGTGGGGCAGGCTGAAGAGCGGAGCAGGGTGGATATCCCTCGCATACACTCGCAAGAAATAGCGTTCGGATGCCGCACTGTAGCCATGCACGGTGTGGTGTTTGAATATAAAGAGGCGGCAAGGAGTAAAATCCTGCCGCCTTCTTTTTTTATTTTTTTCTTTACAGATTTACATAACAGTGGTATCATGGGGCGGAGGGAAGGGGTTTAAGGGGAAACAAAACCCCTTCTTTTTTTACGCTTTTTTACTCTCTTTTTCATTATGAGGGGCGAACCCCCACATTATAAAAAAGCGAACATCAGAGCCTTAAAAAAAGAGTTTCACCATCCCATGTACACTCCTGAACTACTTCTCTCACTATTGCATTCTTCTCATCTGCAGACAGACCGGAAAGAGACTTCATCATCCCGGCGATCTCCTGCGACCGCTCGGCAGAGGTCTTTTCTGCAGAAGCAGACCTTCTCGATTCAGACTTCGCAATTTCAATCTCCCTGTTCACAGCAGCCAGAGACAGATCCTCGGTCTCGATCTGGGCGATGATATACTTCGATGCAGCGGATCCTTCTGCGAGGCTCTCAGTGAGTCTGCTGATACGAGATCGGATAGCCGATGCCTTCCGTTCGAGATCCCGAAGAGCAGCGCCATCGTCCTTTTTCTCTTCCACACTGGAATACTTCCTGATCACGGACGGATCCGCTTCAATGTCGGAGAAGATCGCAAGGACCCGATCATCAAGTTTTGAGCATTTTATCATCGACATATCACAGGCTTCGACTCCCTGCCTCATTCTCTTCAGGCAGTAGTAAGAAGAGCAGACCCTTCCATGAGCCAACTTCTTCCTGGATACCTGCATCAGACCTCCGCACTTGGCGCAGCGCAGTGTACCCTTCAGGAGAGGAATATCATACTTTTGCTTCTTCTCGAATGTGTTCTGACGGAAACGAGCCTGAACAGCGAGCCACTTTTCTGCAGGAACGAACGGAGCATGAACGCCTTCGCACACTACCCATTCAGAATGCGGCTGCACCTGATGCTTTTTATTCTTCTCGGTAGATCTACCGTAGATCATCACTCCACATTTTCCATCCCATGACTCACGCTCATCCGCCATCTGGCATCCCAAAGCGCTATAGAAATCCCATACCTTAGGAGTCGCAGGAACGCAGTACGGCATCGTCAGGATCTTGTAGAGCTGCGTAGTAGAGAAGAAGGCTCCATTCACTGTCCGTCTTCCCTGGCGCTTGAACTCCGTCTCCATTGCCTGCAGAGAGTATCCGCCTTCGAGAAACTCATCATAGATGCCAAGGACATATTCTGCAGCATCCGGAACCGGAACGATGGTGCAGTGTTTCTTCCCATTGACCTCGATCCGCTCCCTCTTATATCCGTATGGCGGATTGCCACCAGTCCACAGACCCTTCTTCGCAAGACCGATCATGTTATCGGTGACACGGGCGGCGATCGTTTCCCTCTCCATCTGGGCGAACACCATCGTGACATACATCATGGCTTTTCCGATCGGAGTAGCGGTATCGATGTTCTCTTTTATGGATATGAACATGACTCCATGCTCTTCCAGGGAAGAGTATATGTTTGCGAAGTCCTTCACATCACGGGAGAGACGATCAAGCTGATACACAACCAGAGCATCCACGATCCCGTCAGAGATATCTGCGAGCAGTCGCTTCAGACCTGGGCGGTTCGTATTGGCTCCGGTGAAACCTTCATCCTGATAGCATTCGAAGGACTCCACATCATCAGGGAACTTGAAATCTACAAACTCCCTACACATCCTCTGCTGATTGTCTACAGAGTCGGATTTATCTGAATAGATGGACTTTCGTCCATAGGTCGCAAAACGCATATAAAACCACCTTTCTACTTGTAGAATCGCCGGAAAGATGGTAGAATAATCGCATGGGTTGTGATTTTCTTTCGGCAATTCCGTAAGGGAATCCAAGGCCGTCACCTTCGCAGAGTGGCGGCTTTTTATTTTGCTTCAAACAGTACACGGGATCCTTCTTTTCTTCTCGTGACTTTTCCTTTCTTTTCAAGATCTTTCATAATACTTTCATAGGAGCGAACTTCATCTTCAGAGAGGATCTTCTTCAGATCTACCTGACTAATCGCTCCTGCCTTCTTCACTTCGGAGAGTAGCTTCGACTTTATAGATCGGATCCTCTTCTGATCCGCCTGCCTCTCATTCCATGCATCCAGATATTCCTGATATTCATTCGCCATGAACGAATCGAAGTCCTTCTGCACCTGATACCGGACAGCATAGCCATCCTTCTTCAGATAGTCCTCTCCGCCATTCTGCAGACAGAATTCCCGGAACTCATCGAACAGAGCCAGGGAGCGCCGGAAGGCTTCAACGGTCCGCTCCGGATTGTCATAATATTCGACAGACTGGATCCTCTCGATCCACTTTTCTACTTCTGTCTCATGCGCTTCGTAGAACTTCCAGTAGTTATCAATGCCGCCATAAACAGGATGAGGATCCTGATCAGGCTTCTTTTTGAACAGTCCGAACAATCCCATAGTCATTCTCCTTTCATTTCATTCTCGGCATTCTGGGTCTCCAGTAATGCCTTCGCATAAGCCTCTAACCTCTTCGTCCGTTCCGGATCGAGCTTTCTATAGCAATCTATCAAAGAAGACTCTCCGCCTGGCATCGATGCATCCCATCCCATCAGATAAGACTCTGACACATTCAGGAACGAAGCGATCGCTTCGATCTTATTCGATGGAATATTTGTGACGATACCGTTCTCATATTTATAGATCGTCTGCTTCGTAGTATTCGCAGCTTTGGCAAGCTCATCCTGAGTGGCACCTTTTGCTTCTCTTGCGTCTTTTATCCTCTTTCCTATCGTCATGTCGCTCGCCCCCTTTTATTTGTAGGAACCCTGTGTATCTCCAATTATATTACAAAAAATAATATTTTCAAGTAAAAAATGACTTGACAGGTTACAAAAATGTAATATAATGGTCATTGAGCAGTAACTTGTCAGGTTACCGGAAGCAGAAAGGAGTACAAAGATGATCAGAACTGATGAATTAAGAGGAATCATCGCAAAGAATGGAAAATCACAGAGAGATGTGGCTACAGCCATCGGAGTGACTGAAAAGACCTTCTATCTGAAAATGAAGAAGGGTGTTTTCGGCAGCGATGAGATCGAAAAAATGATCGATTTTCTTCAGATCGAGAATCCTGTGGATATTTTTTTTGCCAAACAGTAACTTGTGAAGTTACAAAACAGACGAGATCAATCAGCGGAAAATAACCTTCAGAAGTTACGGCTCGACCGAAGAAGAAAGGAGAAGCACAACCCATGGAAGAATTAGAAAAAGTCAAATTAAGCGATGCAACAGATTATCTCATTGAAGAGCTTATGAACGATTACAACCTGAACAAGACTACCGCTCGAAACCTTCTGGCAAACATTCTCCTTCGGAACCTCGTGATCGAGGAAATCAAAAGCATGGCGGACTACATAACCGGACGGGAGGATAAGGAATGAAGCAACCAAAGAAACCAACCTATGAGCAGAAGAAATTGATCAGCAAGAACAAACTGGACTGGAAAGAGTGGATGGTAAAGGACGAGGACAACATATCGATCGCCCTGATCCACAAGCAGACCGGAAAGATCAAAGTGATATGGAAGTAGGTGAAGCAGATGAACGAGATCAAAGTGGAGGTGATGTTCACAGATGGATACCAGAAGCGATACACGGAGGCAGTGGCGAAGGCGTATCAGAAAAAGAAGCATAGAGAAATGGTGGCGGCAGGGAAAGTCAGCAATCGCCGGTACGGTGGTGATCGGAATCATCATAACGCTCCTGGTCATCATACCGACTGATGGGAAAGACCAAGATAACACGCTCATTCAGGTTCCGGAAGAGCGGTACTACATGAGTGATGACTACTACTACACCAACTATGAGGACTATGAAGAAGCCTGCAGGCAGAGAGATGAATACTGCCGGCAGCAGGCGGAAGAATCAGCCAGAGAGGTAGAAGCGCTCGAAAGAGCCAGGGTAGAGATGGAAGAGGCGGTACAGAGAGAGGCGGAAATGCAACTGAAGTTCTCACGAGCCTACTACAACTATCCGGAGCCGTTCAACGCTCCACCGATCACATGGTATGAGGAAGATCTGATCGGCTTCAGATACTATCAGATCCCTGCAGAGTACGAAAGAGAGGGTGGATACTTCCCTGACATCACGCAGGAATATCTCTGGGTGATCTGTAAAGAGAAGAACATCGACTTCGTGACGATGATCGCTCTCTATGAAGGTGAAAGCGGATATCACTTCGATGTGATCGGCAAAGCCGGTGACAGTGGATACGGACAGATCGTACCCAGTAGCAACAAAGAGCTGCTCGAAAAACTCGAAGTGACGGACATCCTCAATCCCTATCAGAACATCCTCGTATCCTGCACCATTATGGAATGGCTCCTGAATGAATATGATGGCAGCTATGAAAAAGCGCTGACTGCATACAATGCAGGAACCGGTGGAGCATACAAGCGGTACTTCTCTGCAGGAGTAGACGCCAGTCCGTATGCAAAAGGGATCCTGAAGAAGGCGGATCGGATCAGGAAGGAGATAAACGATGCAGCAGAAGATTGATAACGGAATCATCTTCGTCAAGGCCTCGAAGGAAGAAGAGGCGGTCATCAAGACCTGGCGAATGATGAAGAAAGACAAAGACAAAGGATACTGGTACGGCGAGATCACAAGACCGCTCCTGGAGAACCTGCAGAGGAACGGCGGACTGATACCTCCAGCAAAAGCAATCCTGAAAGAGATGCTGACAGTTCAGGCGGCGGTGGACGCAGAGAGGCTGAAGCCGGACAAAGAGATAAAGCCTCGGTACAAGTACCCGGTCAAGGCGAAGTTATTCACACATCAGACCAGGGCGGCAAACATGGCGCTGATGGTATTCGGGATCCTTCCGCCGGATGGGAGGAAGGAATGAATGGAATACAAAGCAATAATCGAACGGCTTCAGAGCATAAAGGACGGCCAGAACCTCGCTGACAAGGACGAAGAGGCGCTCGATGAAGCGATGGACATAGTCCACGATTACGGACTGGCCACGGAACAAGCAAAGAGAATGACCGAGAAGTACGAGACCACAAAGGCGGTAATCCAGAGAGGCAATGGCGGATTTGATACATGGCAATGCCCAACCTGCCACCAGTTTATAGGATACGGCAACGAACACTGCCACTGGTGCGGACAGAAACTCGGATGGGATATAAGACCAAGAAGACAAGGAGGAAAAGGTAAATGCAGGAAGAACCGCTGAAGGATAGAGACTGCACGATAAACACCCCGGTCACACTGGGAAAGCAGGACGATCCGATCTACGGCAAAGGCATCAGGATCCGGCCAAGGATAGACGGCAGGAAAGACACGAAGCACTTCGAGAGCATCTACCTGCAGGAACTCCTGCCACTGGAAGAATACGACCTGATCGTGGTTCTCTTTTCAGGAGGAAAAGACTCCACGGCCTGCTACCTCAAACTGATAGAACTCGGAGTGCCGAAGGAGAAAATCGAACTCTGGCACCACGACATAGACGGCGGACACCCTACCAGAAGAATGGACTGGCGATGCACCCAGAACTACGTGAAAGCGATAGCGGACGCAGAAGGAGTGACGCTTCGGGTTTCCTACCGGGTGAACGGCTTCTTCGGAGAACTCTACCGCATAGGAGCATCGGAGCCGATCGAGTGGATCGACCCGGACACCGGGGAAGTAAAGCAGTGCAAACTTTCACCGAACTACCTCAAATGCAAGGAACTCAAAGAGCAGGCAACGGAGGAGATGGAAGAACTCCTGAAGGAATACGGCTACCGCCTAAAGTTCCCGGCAAAAACAGGAGACCTCTCCAGAAGATGGTGCAGCGCATACCTGAAGATAGATGTGATGGGATCCGTAATCAGTAACCTCGACAGGCTCAAAGAACTGGAAGAACTCGGAGGCAAGCGTCACAAGTTCCCTGCAAAGGGAGGAACGCACCAAGGGAGATGGTGCAGCGGAAACCTCAAAGCGGCAGTCCAGGACAGCGTGACGGCGAACCTGCAGGAGACAAGGAAGGACAAGAAGATCCTGATCGTCTCCGGGGAACGAAGAGGAGAATCCGCAGGCAGAGCAAAGTACAACGAGATCGAGATAGGCAGACAGAATGCCACGGCCAAAGCGCACAGGATCGTCCACCAGTGGAGATGCTGCATAGACTACACGGAAAAGGATGTCTGGGAACTCTTAAAGAGACACCACATCAATCCACATCCATGCTACCGGCTCGGATGGAACCGATGCAGCTGCGCAATGTGCATCTTCAGCACACCAAGATTATACGCAGGCTTCAATGAACTCTTCCCGGAAGACTTCAAAGAACTCCACAACGATGAGGTAAGGCTCGGATTTACGCTCGACAACAAAAAGAACCTCTACGAGTTCATCGAGGGAGCCGAAAGCTGCGTGAACAGGAACGACCAGAAGGCACTCCACAGCATCCAAACCGGGGAATTCACAACGGAGGATGTCTACATAGAGGACTGGAAGTATCCGGCCGGAGCCTTCCACGGAGCAGACGGAGGATCCTGCTGAAAGAATAAGGAGAAACACAACCCATGAGAAAAGAAAACATAATCATCGATTGCTTCGCAGGAGGCGGAGGGGCATCGGTAGGAATTGAGATGGCTCTCGGCAGACAGGTGGACATAGCAATCAATCATGATCCGCAGGCGATCCTGATGCATAAGACGAACCATCGGAAGACCCTGCATCTGACAGAAGACATCTTCAAGGTAGACCTGAAGAAATATGTCAAAGGAAACCATGTGGCGCTTATGTGGGCAAGCCCAGACTGCACAAGCCACAGCAAAGCAAAAGGAGGGCAACCGAGAAACTCCGGCCTGCGCATCCTTCCCTGGGCGGTTTACAAACACACGAAGACCATCCTCCCGGATGTGGTGATCATGGAGAACGTGGAGGAGATACAACAGTGGGGTCCGCTCGATGAATCGGGAAGACCGATCAAGGAGCGGATGGGAGAAGACTACGACAAGTTCATAGCGGCGATGACGAGCCTTGGATACGACTTCGATAGCAGGGAACTGGTCGCTGCAGACTACGGCGCACCGACAACCAGAAAAAGATGGTATGCGATCTTCAGGAGAGACGGCCGGAGGATCAGATGGCCGGAGCCGACACACAGCAAGAACGGTACTGACGGAACGAAGAAGTGGGTAGAATGCGGAGATTATATAGACTGGAGCGACATCGGAAACTCCATCTTCACGAGGAAGAGGCCGCTCGCAGAAGCCACCAAGAAAAGGATCGCAAACGGGATCCGAAAGTACATCATCGAGAATCCGGCACCTTACATCGTGAAGGATGGAGAAAAGATCCTCATGGCATACATGGACAAGGCATACGGAGGCAACTACAAAGGATGCGGAAGTGACCTACGCAACCCATGCAGCACGATCACGACAGTGGATCACAACAGACTGGTGACAGCCTTCCTCATTCAGTACCACGGAGAGCAAAAAGAAGGCGATAGCAGAGGCCAGTGCATAACAGAGCCGCTGAAGACCATAGACACGAGCAACAGATACGGACTGGTCACAGCATTTATAACAAAGTTCTACAAGACAGGCGTAGGCCAGGGATGCGATGAACCGCTCCACACGATAACTACATCGCCCGGACACTTCGGACTGATCAGCGCATTTCTGATCAAATACTACGGAACAGGAGGCGGACAGCAGCTGAACGAACCTCTGGCAACCATAACCACGAAGGATCGCTTCGGACTGGTGAATGTCCTGATCAGCATCGAAGGAGAGCAATACATCATAGCCGACATCTTCCTCCGAATGCTGAAACCAGAAGAACTGAAGGTGATGCAAGGGTTCCCGAAGGACTACATCATCGACAGAGACTACCGATGGAAACGGTACCCGGTCGGAGAGCAGGTCAAGAGAATAGGAAACTCCGTGGTACCGATCATGGCTCAAAAATTGGTATCCGAGAACTGCGGATATCTGAAAGAGGGAGAGCGATGCCCGAACCCGATCATGTTCACACAGCCAAACGGACAGATCGCCTTCGAATACGCACAGGCATAGGTGCCAAGCGGTAAAACCGCATGACATAGAAACTATCAATCACAACCCAAAGAACAGGAAGGAGGACTAAATGTTCGAGAAGTTATTCAAGAAGTACAAACGAATCATCTTCTTCGACACCGAGACCACAGGCTTCGAGCCGGAGAAGGTAGACCAGATCATTGAACTGGCAGCGGTCAGTATCGATGCAGACGGTACCATGCAGGAGATGGATGAATTCATTCACCTGTTCAGGATGCCGGAACTCCCGAAGAAGATCATTGAACTCACCGGAATCCTCGATCTGACACTCGCAAGCAACGGCATCGATGAATACGATGCGCTGAAGAAGTTCGTGGATCTGATGCAGAGCGGCGGAGAGACGCTTCTGGTGGCGCACAATGCTCAGTTCGATCTTCAGTTCCTGGCATATTCGATCTACCGGAACAGAGAGCAGGGCAAGGGATGGATGCTCGTCCTGAATGACTGCGACTACCTCGACACGCTGACGGTATATAAGGACCGCAGGAAGTATCCTCACAAACTGGAATCAGCGATAGTCGAGTACCATCTGACTGGAAAGGTCCAGAACAGCCACAGAGCTATCGATGACTGCAAGGCACTGATGGAAGTAGCAAAGGCAATGGATGAGGAAAGAGATGATCTTGACAGATATGTAAACCTCTTCGGCTTCAATCCGAAGTACGGACCCGAAAAGAATCAGCTGAAGAAGGTCACATATGTACCTCAGGACTTGTGGAACTGCCCTCCGGCAAAACCCACATATGAAACGATATCAGGGAGGAATTAAAGATGGAAGATACAAAGAGAATCGTAGAGATTGACGGAGTCAAGGTGGAAGTAGATCTTCGCCAGGCGAAAAGGGTAGATACATTCAAGGTCGGAGATAACATCAAGATCCTCGACAAGGAATATTCAGACTACAAAGTAAAGCCGGGAATCATCGTGGACTTCGCAGAGTTTCAGGAGCTGCCGACTATCGTGATCGCAATCTTCGATGAAGGATCCTGGAGCAGTGCGCCGAGTATTAAGTTCGTTTATTACAACGAAAAGACTGCAGACAAGATCGAGATGGTTCCGGCATCAGAAGATGAATTGAAACTGTCAAAGGACGGAGTGATCGAGAAGTTCGAGAGGGAGATCCAGAAGAGAAAGAATGAATACACCGACCTGCAGAATCAGCTCGAATACTTCAAAAAGCATTTTTTGAAGGAGTGCAAGGAGGGAGAAAAGGATGGCAGCGAAGAATAAAGGCTTTGGTCTTCTCTTCGAGATGGGATGCGGTAAAACGCTCACAGCGATAGCCATCATGGGAGCATTGTACCAGGAGGGAAAGATAGACAGAGTCCTGATCGTAGCACCGACATCGGTAGTGGCGGTCTGGCCGCACGAACTGGCAGACTTTGCGGAATATCCCTTCACAGTGGAAACGCTCCTGGGAGATAAGAACAAAAGGCTGCGGAGCATCAACGATCTGACGAAGTATCCGTACCCGAAGCTGAAAGTGGCAGTGATCAACTACGAATCAGTGTGGAGGGAAGATATCAAGAAGGCAATCAAGACCTATGATCCGGATCTGATCATCTGCGATGAGAGCCAGAGGATCAAGACTCACAACTCAAAGCAGTCGCAGGCGATGCACGAACTGGGAGATCAGGCAAGATACAAGATGATCCTCTCAGGAACTCCGGTTCAGAACAATGTGACGGACATCTGGAGTCAGTACCGGTTCCTCGACAAAACAGTCTTCGGAGAACTCTACTACGCTTTTCAGAATCACTTCTGCGTGATGCATTCAGTGTTCAAGAGCAAGGTCATGAGAACAATCAACGAAGACGAACTGGTTCAGAAGGAGCATTCGATAGCCTTCAGGGTAACCAAGGAAGAGGCGCTCGATCTTCCGGAGCAGACATTCGAGACCAGATACATCGAAATGACTCCGAAGGAAAGAAGAACCTACGATGCACTGAAGAGGGAATCGGTAGCAGATATCGAGGGCGGAGGAACGATAACCGCAACAACGGTCCTCACGAAGCTCCTGAGACTGCAGCAGTTCACCGGCGGCTTCTTGGTAAAGGATGGAGCATCGGAACCGGAACAGGTTTCCACGGCAAAACTGGACGCACTGAAGGACATCATCGAAGACTATGTGATCGATGGCGGAAAGAAACTGGTAGTGTTCGCAAGGTTCATCCCTGAGGTCAATGCGATCATCGATATGGCTGAGAAGACTCTGAAGCCTGATAAGACCGGGAAGAAGGTAGTCAGTATTCAGGGATCTGTCAAGAAGGAAGAGCGAGGGAACATCATCGAGCAGTTCCAGAAGGATCCTGACACGGTACTGATAGTCGGTCAGATCGACACCCTCGGAGTAGGAGTCACACTCACAGCCGCAGATACCTGCGTCTACTACTCGAAGACATACAACTACGCAACCTATGAGCAGAGCCTCTCCCGAATCCACAGAATCAGTCAGAGGAATGTCTGCACCTACATCGATCTGGTATGCGCCGACAGTGTAGACGAGAAGATCAGCACGGCTCTGAAGAAGAAGGAAGACCTTGCGACAAAGATCGTGGATAACTGGAAGGAGATATTCAAGTAATGGACGAGATGAAGAGAATCGTGATCTGCAAATACTGCGGCCGTCCGGAATACTACGGAAATATGATGTGGCTTTCAGGGAAGTGTTTATGCCGGAACTGCTACAGAGTGGAATGGGAACATGAAAACAAGAAACCGTACACATGGGATGATCTCAAAGGAAAGAGACCGACCATGGAGGAATACAAGAAGCAGGAGGGCATCAATGAATAAAACTTGTAAAGGCTGCTATGCGGCAGACACAGGCGGTCACCCGATGAGCGGAGAGCCTCACGGATGCACGCTCGGATACAAGACGGACGGCGAAGGACATCCGCAGGAAGAATGTCCGAAGCCAAAGTCATGGAAACAGTACAAAAAAGAACAGCCAAAGGAGGATTAAGACATGGCATCAGCACAGAAACACAAGGAGAGAAGCAGAAGGAGCCACTCACAGAACAGCGGATACTCTTCATTTTTGAGAGGATCCATGCAGAAGCAGAGAACGAAGGCAGTCCAGAGGAACAACCGTAGATTATTCGGCGGTAAGTTATTCGGAAGAGCCAAGAGCAAAGCAGATTAAGGAGGTAAGAAGAGCATGGCAGAAGGAAGAATCAAGGAACTCATCGACAAGTACGAGGCACTCCGAACGGAGAAGGACGAACTCGCAGAAAAGACAAAACTGAACGGAGAGGCATTCAAGCAGGTCCAGATTGACCTCGCTGAAGCGATCAGCGATGCGGATATGTCAGATGCTCAGGACGGAGAGTATGTCTACACACCGGGAGTGACAACGAAGTACAGTTTCAAGAGCATGGCGGATCTCGAAGAAGCCGGACTGGATAAGTTCGAGCCGTTCGAGAATGATGCAGCTCTCTGCGGACTGGTCAAGAAGGACATCAACTGGAGAAGCCTCAACTCGGCTCTTTCGGAACTCGCAGACACCGAAGAGGGAGTGCCGGAGGAAGTCATGGCGGTACTGAACACCTATGACGAGATCGGCATCACCAGGAGAAAAAAGGATACAAAGACAAAGTCCAAGGTTAAGGACGCAATCAAGGCAAGGAGGGAAAACTAATGTGGAATGAGATGGATGAAAACGGACAGTACAGAATCGACTGCAGACTTTCAGGGGAAAGAACCATGGAAGAGAATGTCAATGTCATGATCGAGTTCGCAACCGATATCCGCAAGGAGCAGGTCGGAGATGCGAAGGTCAGAAACAAGCATGAGGGATATGGTTTCCTCGCAGATGCTCACCAGAATGTGATCAAGGCTATGAAGAGCCTGAAGGATGGCATGGGAGATCTTCTCGACTGCCTTCCTATGACAGACTCGGTGGCTATCGACAAGACGGAATCAGTCGCAAATGCTCTGGCAGATGTGATCCTTCACGCTACCAAGATGGCGGCAGAGGCAAAGAGAGTATCAAATGACCTTTACAAGGAGAACTGGAACCCGACTCCGATCGAGCAGGCGCTCGCAGGTGATGAAGGCTTCGAGGATCCGGAAGAGACGGAAAAGGAGGAAGAGGAAGATGGCGAAGATTAACCTGACTATTCAGCACGCAAAGAGAGAGCAGATCTATGTGAAAGCTCTCATCGGCGGACCCTCTGGGAGCGGAAAATCATACTCCGCTCTCCGGATGGCTACCGGAATCGCAGGCCGTGAAGGCGAAGGAACGAAGATCGGATACATCGGAACCGAGGGAATGCGTGACAAGCTCTATGCGAATGAGTTCGAGTATGATCTGATCAGCCTGGAGGAATACAGTCCTGACTACTATGAGGCGGCAATCGATGCCTTCCTCGAAGCAGGATACAAGGTGATCATCATCGACTCCATGACGCATCTCTGGAACTGGGTTCAGGATCAGGTGCAGGCGATCACGGCAACAGCAAAGGGCGACAACAGTTTTCAGGCGTGGGGCAAGTTCAAGAAGTCGAACAAAAAGATCATCGAGAAGATCCTTCTCGCTCCTGCTCACATCATCGTGACCGGCCGTGGCAAGGATGAGTATGTGATGGAGACCAACTCAAAAGGCAAGCTCGCTCCGAAGAAGGTCGGTGTCGGTGTGCAGCAGGACAAGGACATCGAGTATGAATACATGGTGACCTGGATGATTGATCAGGAGACGCATCTGGCAGAGGCGGCAAAGGATAACACCCACATTTTCGAGGGCAAGATGAAGGTTCTCGATGAGAAGGATGGCGAAGCTCTCTATGACTGGGCGAACGATGGCGATCCGGTCAAGTCTCCTGCAGAGAGAGCGGAAGAGATCAAGAAGGTTCAGGATCAGATCACGGCCAAGGCGAACGAACTCGGCGGATCCAAGAACAAGGAAATGATGGAGTGGTACAAGAAGACATTCAGGGGCAATCATACGAACCTGAAGGATCTCGACAGGCTGACTCAGGCACTCGCAGAGATGGCGCAGTTCACTCCGGTAGCGGCAGAAAAGAAGGAGGAAAAGAAGGATGAATAAGGTCATTCTCGTAGGGAGACTCACAAGGGATCCCGAAATCAGAAGCACAACAAACAGCACCATGGCATCATTTTCCGTGGCGGTAGACAGAAGGTTCAAGCAGGACGGACAGCCGGATGCGGACTTCCCTCGTGTAATCGCCTGGGGCAAGACGGCGGAATTCATCGAGAAATACTTCCATAAGGGAATGAAGATCGCCATCGAGGGCAGGATCCAGACCGGATCCTATCAGAATCAGAGCGGACAGACCATCTACACCACCGATGTGATCGCAGAGGCAGTGGAGTTCGTAGAGAGCAAGAACGCATCTCAGAACAATGGCGGCGGCGGATCCACACAGAACGCTCCGCAGACAGCTCCGCAGACTGCAGATGACGGATGGATGAACATCCCGGACGGAGTAGACGAAGAACTTCCCTTCAATTAACAGTATCGCCCTCTCCGGGCAATACCGGGGAGGGTAACTCCATAAAGAAAAGGAGGCGCAACCCAGATGGATAGAAGACTGACACGAGATATGTTCCCAGGCGGAACCGATGATAAGATCCTGCATCGTGGAGATCGGTGCGACAGACAGATCATTCAGGATGTCCTGGGCATTTATGAAGATATAGAAGAAGAAAAAAATATCCTGCAGAACAAAGATGCATATTCGGCGCATTATATCGGATCAACCAGATTGTATCAGACCTTCAGCAGATTTGACGGAGCAGAGGCGTACCACTACGCAGGCCTGTGTGAATGGGAAAGTGACAGAAACCTGCATCCTGATGCATCGAAGAAGGTGTTCATCATCAGCCAGTACCACGATGAGGATCCTGCAAGGGTGGAGATCCACAGACGGTTTGCAGGGGCGATCGCCTACAACTGCGTGACCAAGTATGGAGACATTCCGGTAGCGCCGCATCTCTACTTCACTCAGTTCATGAACGATGAAGGATGGGAGCGAGACTTCGGGATCGAAGCCGGACACCTGCTCATGAGAATGTGCGATAGCGTGATCCTCGCTACCATTGACGGCAAGATATCAGAGGGAATGGCGGCAGATATCGAATATGCAACAGTTCAGCTCGCATTATCGCCAAGGCGGAAGAACTTCACAGAAGCCGAGGCTATTGAATATATAACAGAAACGGAGAATGAAAGGTATGAGGAATGGATCAGAGCCAAACATAGATGACTTCGTAAACTACGAAGCAGAGTACCGACCTCACATCAAGAAAGCGGTGGTAGCAGGCGGACACATGACTGGTCTCTGTCCTTTTCACAATGACAGGAATAACAGCTTCTCGGTGGATCTAAAAACCGGACAATGGCATTGCTTCTCCGAAGAGATCGGCGGAAACTTCCTCGACTTCTACGGAAAGATCCATGGATGCGATACCAAAGAAGCGTATCAGGAGATCCTGAAGCAATACGGCAAGGATGAAGAAGAGAAACCGGAAGACAAAAGCTACACCTTGGAGCAGTACGCAAAGGATAAGCACCTGCCGAAGAAATGGCTCGAAGAGTTCTGCTCACTTACTACAGAAACAGAGCGGAAGACGGGGGTCTCATACATGAAGATCCCGTACTTCGGGGAGGATAGCAAGCCGACAACCTTCAGAAAAAGGTATGCGCATAAGGACTTCAGATGGAAATACGGCAGCAAAGGAAAGATAGGGCTGTACGGAGAGTGGCGAATGCCGATGATGCGAAGCGGAGATAGCCTGATCCTCGTAGAAGGCGAATCAGATACGCAGAGCCTCTGGTATATGGGCCTCGCTGCTCTCGGAGTTCCTGGGGCATCAATGTTCAAAGTGGATCATGTTCCGATGCTCAAAGACATGAAGAAGTTATACCTTCATCACGAGAAGGACGGCGGCGGCGATACCTTCATCAGGAAGACGCTCGATGGACTGCGAAGGGGAGGTTTTGAAGGCAAGGTCTTCACCTTCACTTGCGGAGCAAAGGAAGGCTGCAAGGATCCATCGGACTTCCTGATCAAACTGGGAAAAGACGAAGCCAGAGAAGAGATCCTGAAGCTCCTGAAATCTGCCAAAGAGGTAGACCTCGATGAACCGGAAGAGATACCCGTAGCGATTAATGGCGCACCGGTGAATCTCAGAACGCCTGCATGGTGGAAATACGATGAAACCGGAATCTACAAGATAGATCCGAAGACTTACGAAGAAACAATGGTATGCGGCACGCCTATCCTTCTCACCAGAAGGATAAAGAGCCTCGATACCGATGAAGAGAAGATGGAAATCGCCTTCATGAGAACAGAGAGAAAAGGCAAGGTATGGAGAACGGCTATCCTTCCGAGAAGCGTGATCTTCACAACCAAAGGCACGAGCATTCTTTCAGATCTCGGATGCATGGTCACATCAGAGAATGCAAAACCGGTGATCCGGTTCCTGTCAGCTCTGGAAATCGAAAACGATGACATCATCGACTGGGCGGAAAGTACATCGACATTCGGATGGCAACCGGGAAAGAGATTTATTCCGGGAGTCGGAGAGGATATCGTCCTCGACATTGACTCGACTCAGGCAAGCGTGGCCGCTGCGTATCACACGAACGGCACCTTCGAAGGATGGAAAGCCACGATGCAGGCTCACAGAGATAAGAACAAGTTCAGGTTTATACTTGCGGCGGCATTCGCAGCACCGATGCTGAAGATCCTGCACCAGAGAACCTTCTTCGTGTACAACTGGGGCGATGCCAGAGGCGGAAAGACAGCGGCACTCAAGGCGGCACTTTCAGTCTGGGGAGAGCCGGACGGACTCATGATGAACTTCAATACTACGCAGGTCGGACTTGAAAGAACAGCTGCATTCTTCTCAGACCTGCCACTCGGCATAGATGAGAGACAGGCAGCAGGATCCGGACAGTACGCTCAGAGCAAACTGGAAAGCCTCGTGTACATGATCGGTGAGGGAAAAGGAAAGACCAGAGGTGCGAAGGACGGCGGAGTTCAGAGAGTCAACAGATGGAGAACTATCGCCCTGGCAACAGGCGAAGAGCCGATCACAACCGGATCATCGCAGACCGGTGTCGGCACCCGTGTTCTTGAAATCTACAGAGGACCATTCGAGACAGAAGCAGAGGCCGGGCAGATGCATCAGGACTCATCTATAAACTGCGGATGGGCAGGACCTGAGTTCATACGGCACCTGACAGAGGTTCCGGAAGAGACCCTGATCGAGAAGTACAAGGAGATGGCAGACTATGTGAAGAGCATTGGCAAGGGTAAAGCAGGCAGTCATGTAGCAAGCGTGGCAGTCATCGCATTCGCTGATGCACTGGCAGATGAATGGATTTTTGAACAGAAAACCTCGATTTTTGACAAAAATCCGCAAAAAACGGAACAAAAAGTGCAAAAAACGGAACAAATGACGCTGAATACTTCCGCTTTTACCATTTCACCCGGTTCATGGGTGAAGGCGCAGGAGATGGCTGCAGAAATCATGAAGGAGCAGATGAGCGCAGCTTCGGGAGATGTCAACCAGAACGCAACCGACTACCTCGTGGACTGGGTCAACTCGAATCAGCAATACTTCGGAGAAGAAGCCATCGGAGCCTGCCTCGGAATGATGAGCGAAGACGGCAAGGTGGCATACATCTACGCATCGGCTCTGAACAATGCTCTGAAGAGGGAAGGCTTCAACGAGAGAAAGACGAAGAAGTACCTGGCAGAAAAAGGACTAATCACGGCCATACCAAGAAAGGACAACAGTGGAGAGACCTACTCAGTAGTGAAATTCTTCAACGGAAAGCATCAGCGATTTGTTGAATTCTTCCTCGACAAGGCAAGCGATATGGATGAGGAAGACGAAAATGGTTTCATGCCACTACCTGCAGGAGCGGAGGATGAGCTGCCATTCAAGTAAGAGAAGGAGGTCACAACCCTATGAAAAGACCAAAGCTGATACACTGCTCCTTCGATGAGGTCTACGACTTCGAACCACGAGTGCCAAAGAGCCGGAGTGAGTACGAGGATGACCAGATCAAAAGGATCTGCGTATCACCAACCATCAGACAATGCATAGATGCAATACCGAGAGCCGGAAACATAATGCGGTTCATGAGAGAAGTCGGGATGCCAGTCGTGATCCACGCATACTACCTCGAAGCGAATCGGGTCGAATACGACACCACGGAATATGTTCCAGACGCAGATGCGACCGGGGAAATGTGGGTACTGGAGAAACCAACAGACTGGAAAAGGATAGACTACGAACTGACCTGCTTCTCGCTAAAGGACGGAAAAGACAGAAACGGAGCAGACATCACATGGGTGTACGGAGTGTGGCCAGTACGGCACAAGTACACAGACAACCTCCGGGAACTGATAGAAGGGATGGGCGAGGATTATGACGATTTCAGGAGACAATGCCCGGATCTGACATTCAGACTGATAGCCGGAAACCTCGGAGATGACCTGATAAAGGAATTCAGAGAGCGGAGGGAAAAAGTCACGAAAAAGCGACTCTATGAGAACCTCGAAAGAAGAGTGGCGGCGTACCGGGAGAAGGAGGCGGTGAAATGAGCATGATGAGCATAGACGAATGCATCAAATTTGTAGAGGATATGTGGAGGTTCGGAGAGGCTCCGGGACCAGAAGAGCCATATCTCACAACAAATTTATACCTGAAAGAGCTGCAAAATATCAAGAAGACCCGTGATAAGGACACAGTCGGGGAGATAGCGGAGAAGATCTGCTCCTCATACTGCAAGTACCCGGATATCTGGGATGAGGAAAAGGAAGGAAAGCCACTCATGGACTCCGACATCTGCATGAACTGTCCACTGAATGATTTATAGGAGGGTTCAAAGATGAAGGTAGTCATGATATCAGAAGACCAGAGAAGGATCCTTCTGGAAAATGGATGCCTGCTCATTTCAGGCAATGGAGCGTTTGATATTGGAAAGCTGAATATAGAGAGGGAAAAGAAGATGACTCATAACATCAAAATCAAGAAGACATTCGTGGAGCCAATCCTGAAGGGAGAGAAGACCTTCGAAATCAGGAAGAATGACCGAGGCTACCAAAAGGGAGACCGTATCCGCTTCACAGTGGTGGACGCTTCACTATTTGAGAGCCAGAAGGAGCAGGCCTATAGGCAGGCGATAGAGCAGAGGGTCTACGAGATAACCTATGTCCTCAATGGGTGGGGATTAGAGCCGGACTTCGTAGCCTTCGGAATCAGGGAGGTGGGATATTGAAATACCCGGAATCAATGTACATCGGCAGCGGCATCTTCGGGGATGACATGGACACCCACATGGAGCATCACCACGAGAAGGTGGTCAAGGTCAGGAAAAGCCACACCTGCTCCTACTGCCAGAAGGAGATCCCGAAGGGAGAATATGCCGTAAATGAGTCGGCGGTCTTTCCATACGAGGGAGGATGGAAGTCCTGCTATATCTGCGAGGACTGCATCAACAAATGGCTCGAAGAGACCATAGCAAAACTGGATGAGTGCCCATTCTGCGGAGGAGAAGCAACCATTCAGGATAACAATTTCGGATTTCCTCACTGGGTCTACTGCACGAAATGTGGAGCGAGGATCCACGGCGGCCTGAAGGAATCTGAAGAAGCAAGCGTGATGGCTTCAATCGAAGCCTGGAACAGGAGGGTATGATGGAAAAACTGGGAAGAGATCTCGCAAGGGCATACATGGCGGCCTATAACGAAGCCATGAACCAGACTTTCAGACCGGACTTTGCAGGACAGGTGGCAATGATGGTCACGATAGCGATAGCGAACCGGCCGCAGCAGCAACAGCCGGAGAATACGATGGCAGGTCAGATCTTCAGGATGGTTCTGCAGAACCACGCAAAGGAGAAGCAGGATCCTCCGAAGCAGACAGATCCGGCTCCGAAGCCTGCGAAGAAACCTCAGAAGCGGACTCCGAAGAAGGATCCGAAAAAGGATCCGAAAAAGGATCAGGATCCGAAGAAGGATGGTGATCAGGATGAATAGGGAATCATCTTTCGGGATGCCATCCAAGAGGTACGGCCGGGATACCAAGTGCGGCAACTGTGCGAACCACAGGCGAGGGGATAGCCGGGACGGAGGGTGGATCTGCACCTGCGACACGAGCGACTACTTCCTCGAAGAGACAGATTATAACTTCGGATGCATTCATCACGAACCAAGAGCTGAAAAGCGATTTTAACTTAACACCTTTTTTCAAAATTTAACACCTATTTTCAAAAGGTGTTAAGTAAGGTGTTAAGTAAAAAATCCAATAAAATCAAGGCTTTAGCCTACTACTTAACACTTATTACACCTTTTTTATGAATATACCCTCGCATGAGGAAATGAAACATTTTACAAATTGCATCGTAACGATAAAAAAGACGGTGTGTATCTGAAAAAAGGTGTTAAGGTGTAACATTTGCCATCAAAGCCAGTAAAATCAAGGCTTTCACACTTAACACCTTTCACGAATCAAAGGTGTAACGCAAAGGGAGGTGTAACATGGAGGACTACTACAACAGACTGGTGGAAAACCTCGGAAAACTGCAGAGAAATGAGTCTCAAATGACCGAAGAGCAGAAGGTGAAGTACAAAAAGCCGCTCATGAAACTGAAGAACGAGATCGCAGACGATGCAACCAGAGTAGCGAGGGAGTTCGTACTCATGGGAATGAAACACGCAGATGATACCGACTCACCGGAATGGGAAAAGGTGATCAGCGAGACCAAGAGGCTGATAGATGAGTGGAAATCCCAGGGCGGAATCAAGAAGGCGAGTAAGATCCTGTTCGATACATATGATCTGGATGCTTTTTTCACTGCTCTCTGCCCGATTCACACAACGATCTGGTTCAAGGCCTACGGCGGATACTGGCTGAAGCATATCTCCGAGACCGGCGAGAAGGAATATCCGTACTACAACGATCTTCTCGATATGCACTGGTGGGAGGAATGCAACGAATGGGCGAAGACGAAGATCGATGGCGGAAAAAGAGTCACGGACTACTTCGGCGGAGTGACGATCATGCTGCCACCTACCCAGGAACGCATCGACCGGGAATACAAAAGGGAGATGGAGAGCTATGAGGGGCGGAAGAAACGCTGAAGGGTTCCCGGATCCGACAGCAACGATAGCAATCGGAAATGTAACAAGGGAGGAAAGAAGAAATGCTCGAAAATTACGACAAGAACATGAACCCGAAAGAGGTCATAGAATCAATTCAAAGAAAATACGGATGCCAGAAGAAAGAGGCTCTCTCAATCCTGCGAAAAGAGATCCCGAAAGAGAAATACTTCCAGGAGAAGATCCTGAAGGCGATTAAAAGAGCATACCCGGAGGCTTATGTGCAGAAAATCACCCTCGGATATTACTCGCAAAGAGGTCTGCCGGACATTTTGGCAATCATTGACGGTCACTACTTCGGATTTGAAGTGAAAAGACCAATCGTGGGCAGCTTATCAGCTATTCAGGGAAGAACCAGAGACGATATCAGGAAGGCCGGAGGAACGGCGGAGGTTATATCGTACCCGGAAGAGGCTCTGGCCGCAATCAAAGAATACTTTGCATGGGAGGAATGAAAAGATGGAAAGAGAAGACGCAAAGGACATTTTGATCTGGATGCTCAACCAGGTAAAGAGAGCAGAGATCCACAAGAAGGAACTCACGGAGCGCCTGATGAGGATCAATGCCGAAAGAGAAAACCCGATCGGCTCTCCCGGATACGATCCGATGCCTCGATCTTCAGGAAAAGGAGACGGAGCAGCCTCGATCCTTTTCAAACTGGCAGATATCGAAGACCGAATCTACGAGCAGAGAACGGAGATCGAAAATTCATATGTCAGGGTCATGGATATCATCGACTTTATACCGCAGGCGGAAACGGCAAGGCGGATCTTCGAACTTCGGCATCTGGACTGCCTCGGTTTTCAGGATGTCGCAGACGCAATCCCGATGAGTAGATCAAGGGTATACGACATCTACAATGAGACACTGGACAAGCTGCTCGATTTTCCGAAGATCTCCAAGATGGTAGATGAGAATGAAAAGGACTACCTGCAGTGGTACATGGACAGGGAAGAGCGCAGGCGCAAGGCTGAAAAATCAAGTGGGGGTCATAAATCCCAAAACCGAAATCGAAAAAAGAAATGGAAAAAATAAAAGCCGATTTTGAAAAGGAACATCGGGAAATCAAGTCGGGATTTGCAATTAGGATTTTGAAAAAGCGCATCCCAAAATCAAGGGGATCATAAAAACCGGGATGCCGGGTGGAAAATACCCTGATTATTTCAGGGTCAAAAACCAAGGTCAGGGGTATGGCACAGGAATACAACCCCCAAATAAGGGGGCAATACAGACCTTAAAAATCAGGTGGGATATAAGGACCCATATACAGAAGCAGAAAACAGGGCAAGGAAATAGACCCCACCACAGGGGCATAATACAGAGGGGGTATAGCCAGAGCATACACGCAGGGGAATACACCACGCACTCCACGCAGGAGAGAGAAGAGAGAAGAACAAAGAAGAGAACAAAGCGAACAAACAAGAGAGAAGAGACAAGGCTCGAAGCCTCTCATAGCAAGGCTTCAGAGGACATGATGAAACATCGGACACAATCGGACAAAAGGATGTGTTAAGATGATAGCGTGGAGAATTAAAGAAGAGAACAATCGCCCATGGTAGGGCGTACAGAGCGGCGGAAATGTCGCTCTTTCTTTATGCACATAGATCCGGGGGAAGATGTGGATAACTCGGTGGGGCGGTCGGTCGATCCGTAGGTACTACCTGACGGGGGACGGCCTGCGGGTCCGAGGAAAGTCCGACTTTTAACCGGATATGAGATAATTTTTTTCGCCGGTTTCGTTACGAAGGCGGCCATAGATAGGAGGTGTAGACGGTGGCGGACAACTTCATAATCAGCCTGGACGAGCTGACAACTGATGCGGATCCTGAGAATCCGTCTAACCCTGTCCGAGTAGAAGTGATCGCTAAACTATTCGGACTCACCGTGCGCCGGATCCAACAGCTCACCCAGGAAGGGATCCTTCCTACGGTGGATGCAGTCGATGAGAACAACCGCAAGACCAGACGATATGATCTGGTTCCTACGATCAAGAAATACACAAGGTACCTCTCCGACAAGGCATACGGAAAAGCGCACAGGACAAACAAAGAGATCGAGCTACGAGAGCAGAAGATGGAGGCTGACATAGCACTCCGTGAAAGCCAGGGCGAACTCCACCGGCTGAAAGCTGCGATAGTGGCCGGAGAGTATATATCCGTAGAGGAAGTCCGGCTCGACTATGCGAAGTTCTTCGTAGTGTTCAAAAAATTCGCTATGTCAATGCCTGCAAGAGTGAGCGGAATGCTTTCGGGGTCAATCGAACCGCTCGAAGCACGAAGGATCGAGAAGGAGATCAGCGGAGAGATAGCCGAACTCCTGAACTCCTTCGCAGTAGCAGGCATCGTGAATCCTAAGGAAGTTAAGGAGATATTGAGTGGCGAAGCGCAGGAGTCGTAAGTGGCGCAAGAAATATGAGGTACCCTCATACATCCACGAAGCACTCAGGCAACTAAAACCGCCAGAGGACATCTCGGTATCAGAATGGGCGCAGAAGTACAGAATGCTCGATGCGAAGACTGCGGCCATGCCGGGACCGTGGAGAAATGACAAGACCCCGTACCTCACCGAGATCATGGATGAGCTGAACAACTACGAGACCGAAGAGATCGTGTTTTGTAAGTGTACGCAGGTCGGCGGAACCGAAGCGGAGCTGAATATGCTCGGATACATCATAGGACAGGATCCTGCTCCGAGCATGGTGGTCTATCCTTCAGACAAACTGGGCGAATCCATCAGCGACAACCGTATCAAACCGATGCTTCAGGCATCGCCTTCGCTTCGTGAACGGTACCATGAACTCCGTAGCCAGAAGTTAGAGATGCAATTTGACGGAATGTATCTCACTATTTCAGGCGCAAACTCACCATCAAGCCTCGCATCGAGAGCGATCAAGTATCTTTTTCTCGATGAGGTTGACAAATATCCGGGAGCATCAAAGAAAGAGGCGGATCCGATCTCCCTGGCAAAGGAACGAACCAAGACCTTCGCCAACCGGAAGATCTACATGACCTCTACTCCGACCATCAAGAGCGGTCACATCTGGAAGAACCTGCTTGACTGCGATGTGGAGAAGCACTACTTCGTACCATGTCCGCATTGTGGCGAGATGATCGAACTCAAATTTGCAAATTTGCGGTTCCCGAAGGAAGATGGCTCGCTCACTGCTTCAGATCGAGCAGATCAGGCGGTCTATGTATGCCAGGAATGCGGATGCGTGATCACGGATCAGCACAAGGCACAGATGCTCCGCTTCGGAGAGTGGCGGATAGCGAAGGAAAATAACTCCGCCAGAAGAAAAATAGGCTATTGGATATCGGTCTTATATTCTCCTTTCGTTCGCTTCTCGGAAATCGCTCTGGAATGGATAAACTCCCAGGGCGATAACGAGAGGCTGCAGAACTTTATCAACTCATGGCTCGCAGAACCATGGGAAGATACAAGGCTGACCACTTCTGCAGATGTAGTTATGGAGCGCCAGACGGAATACGAAGAGTTCACGGTTCCGGACTGGGCGAAGTTCCTCTCTGCAGGAGTCGATGTTCAGGAGACCTGCATCTACTACACGATCAGGGCGTGGGGAAACTTCATCACTTCTCAGAACATCTGTCACGGACAGGCGATGTCCTGGGCGGATATCGAGCGAGTGATGAACTACGGATACCTAAAAGAGAACGGAGATCAACTTGTGGTTTCGCTCTGCCTGATCGACTCCGGTTTCGATACGGATGCAGTGTATGACTTCTGCGCGAACAATTCAGACTGGGCGCTACCGGTCAAAGGTTCGAGCAGAGCAATGACCGAACACTTTCATCTTTCAAAAATTAACAAGACAGACTCCCGTGCTTATGGCATGAACCTCTGCGTGGTAGATGGCGGAAAATACAAAGACATGATAGCCGCAAGAATGAAAAAGGAAAACGGAAGAGGGGCATGGATGGTCTACAACGGGTGCGATATGGAATATGCGAAGCAGGTGACTGCAGAGCATAAAGTCCAGATCAAAAAAGGAGACCAACTGGTTCAAGTGTGGGAGCTTAAAGCCTCCCACACGGACAACCACCTTCTCGACTGTGAAGTCTATGCATTCGCAGCGGCCGACATCCTTGGAGTCCGTTCGATGCATCTGATGGAAGAGCAGAAGCAGGAAGAGATCAAGGAAAGACCTCCGGAGAAGAAAGAGTCTCCGGAAGAGTCATGGATCAAAACAAATGAAAACTGGATATAAGGAGGAATGAGCATGGCAGAACCTAAAACCGCACAAGAAGAACTCATAGAAGTCGAGCAGGCTCTATCGAGTATCGCTCTGGGCGGTCAGTCCTACACGATAGGATCAAGAAAACTGACCAGAGCAGACTACTCCGCACTACTGGCACGAAAGAAGGAGCTGCAGGCGGCTATCGCTTCAGAAGGCAATAGTTCCCTGTTCGATAATACCTTCGTTTCGTACTTCGACAGGAGGTAGAAGAGATGGCATGGTTAGACAATGTGATCGCATTCTTCAATCCTGAGGCGGCGGCCAAGAGAGCGGCGTGGAGAAACGCATACGATGAGCTTCGGAACTACGATGCCGGAGACTTCGGAAGACTAAACTCCGGATGGAGGGTGTCGAACGAGTCTGCGGAAGTCACGGACCGAAACAGTCGAGACTGGGTAAGGGCGAGAGCAAGAGATCTCGAACGCAATTCCGACATTATGGACTCCGTACTCGGAGCCTACAAGAGGAATGTAATCGGATCCGGCTTTCAGATCCAGGCGAAAAGCAAGAATGCAAAACTGAATAAGGAATTGGAGAAGCTCTGGAAGAAGTGGTGCAAAGCAAGAAACTGCGATGTGACCGGAAACCAGACACTCAATGAGATGCTCCGCATGGCGGTAGTGAGAAAAAGAGTGGATGGCGGCGTGTTATTCGTGAAGCGATACACCAAGGACGGAATGATCCCGTTCTCCATTCAGATGGTCGAGGTCGATGAACTCGATGTCGGTTTCCAGTCTCCGCACAATCCGAAGAACAAGGTTGTGGGCGGTATCGAATACAACGAATACAATCGCCCGGTCGGATATTGGATCCGGCAGTACGAAGTAGACGGCTTCGCCCTGGCGATGCCGGTATTCGTAGAAGCTGATGATGTGATCTTCTACTTCACAAAGAAGAGACCATCGCAGATCAGGGAGATGTCAGACATGAGTCCGACAGTCACAAGGATCCGTGATGTGAATGAGTTCATCACTGCAGTGGCCGTGAAGCAGAGAATCGAAGCGTGCTTGGCAGTCTTCATCAAAAAGCAGCTCCCGGTATCCGGAATCGGGCGAAGCGGAGCATCGATGACAGACGGCAAGACTTCATATGATGGAAAGACACTCACTCCCGGTATGATCAAAGAACTGAATGCCGGTGATGAGGTTCAGGCAGTCAACCCGACAGGCCAGTCTGCAGATGCGACATCGTTCGTGAAGCTGCAGCAGAGACTGGTCGGAGCAGGACAGGGTCTCTCCTATGAAGTGACAAGCCGTGATATGAGCGAGACGAACTATTCATCTGCAAGACAGGGAGCGATCGAGGACGAGATGACCTTTCAGGAGGAAAAGGAGAAAATCCTTTCCATTCTGGATGAGATCTATGAGACTTTCGTCATTTCCTGCGTGATGAGCGGCATCGTTCAGATCAAGGACTTCTGGGAAAAGAAGGATGACTACCTCACCCACGAGTGGATCCAACCTCCGAAGAAGTGGATAGATCCGCAGAAGGAGTCAGGCGCTACGAAGACCGCTCTCAATATCGGCGTGAAGACCTATAAACAGGTCGCTGCAGAGAATGGAACAGACTGGCGAACCCAGATCGATGATATCGCAGAGGTCAGAGACTACGCTATGAGCAAAGGTCTCGAAGACTTTACAAGCATACTCTTTGACGGAAAGATGTCCGGCAAGGAAGAACAGGAGGAAGAAGATGAACAAACGAATCCGGAAGAAGAGGTCGCTGACTCTTCAGAGGGCGATGACAAGCGACCACGAAAACCAGACGAAGACGAAGAATAAAGGAACCAGGGAACTCATCGACTGCCGGATCAGAGCGGTCGAGGGCAAAGAAAGAACCTTCAGACTTTCCTTTTCTTCGGAGGAACCATACGAAAGATGGTTCGGACCTGAAATACTCGACCATTCAGAGGGAGCGGTAGACCTTACCCGTCTGAATGAGATAGGAGTCCTTCTCTACAATCACAATCGTGATGCAGTGATCGGTAAGATCGAGAGAGCATGGCTCGAAAATGGCAGAGGCGAAGCCGAGGTCACCTTCGACACAGACGAAGACTCAGAGAAGATCTTCAAGAAGGTAGAGGGCGGAACCCTGAAGGGGGTATCAGTAGGATACCTCGTGGAATCATGGGAGGAAGTAATGCCGAATAAACAGTCGGCTGATGGCAAGTACACCGGACCCTGCTCAATCGCAAGGAAGTGGGCACCCTACGAGATAAGCATCGTTTCGGTTCCGGCTGACCCGACAGTGGGTGTAGGACGCTCCGCAGAGGGCGGCGTGGATACTGCCATGTATGAGACTAAAAAGCGGCAACTTCAATACAACAAAAACATCTCACAAGGAGGAACAAAAAATGAGTAGAGAACAGATGATTGCTCGTCAGCAGGAACTTCTCGCACTTGCGAAAAGCCAGAACCGAGCAATGACAGAGGACGAACTCAAAGAGTTCGATAGTCTGCAGCGCTCTATTGACGCATTAGATGCGGCAGCAGGAGCAACTGGCCACGCTAATCAGAGAGCCAAAGATGATGACGATGATGAGGGTGGCAACGATGACGATGATGAGGACGGCCAGAAATCCGCAAAGGATATCCAGGCAAGAGCCATCAAGGAAGAGCGTGAGCGTATTCGCTCCATCGAAGAGATGTGCCGCCACTTCAAGATGGATGCAGCTGAGTACATCAGCAAGGGTACATCCGTAGAGGGTACCAGAGCAGCCATCATGGAGAAGCTGATGACAGACGGCGCTCCGATCGGATCCGGTATTCAGTCAGTAGTTGACGAAGGCGATAAGTTCCGCAGAGCAGTATCCGATGGTCTCATGATGCGCTCCGGTCTTCAGGTTCAGAATCCTGCAGAAGGCGCAGATCAGTTCAGAGGCATGAGCCTCCGTGACATCGCTATCGAGTGCTTAACCAGAGAGGGAGAGAGCCAGAGCGCACTTCTTCGCATGGACAGAAGCGAACTGTATGACAAGTTATGCCGTCAGTTCTACAATCCTTCTGCAGCATTCCCTGCAATCATGGATCAGACAATCAAGAAGAGCATCGTAGACCTTTACAACAAAGTGCCTACCACATTCCAGGAGTTCACCACAAAGGGAACACTTCCTGACTTCAAGGAGACTTCTGATCACGAGTATGTGATCGGTGGCGTTGGTGACTTCCTCGAAGTTCCTGAGAACGGAGAGATCAAGGCTGATAAGCCTTCAACAGAACTCCTTCCTACAAGAAAGCTGAAGACCTACGGCAAGCAGTTCAGCATGACCCGTCAGGCGTTCATCAATGATGACATCGGCTTCTTGACAAAGGTTCCTGGTCTCTATGCAACAGCAGCAAAGAAGACCATCGACAAGCAGGTATATGGAATCCTCTTCAACAACCCGGCGATCTTCGATGGTGTGGCACTTTTCCACGCAAACCACAAGAACCTCATGGGTTCCGGCAGCAAACCTTCACAGGCATCCATCCAGGCGATGATCCTTCAGATGCAGAAGCAGACCGATCAGTTCGGAGATGCCATCTACATCAATCCTGCGAAGATCGTAGTTCCGGTAGGATACGAGTTCGATCTCGCCGTGATCTTCCACAGTGCGCAGGTGACCGGATCCTCAAACAACGATGTGAATCCTCTGTACAACTATCCGCTCCAGATCGTTCAGTCTCCGATTTTGAACGCACTCGCAGGCGCAAACGCTTGCCCTTGGTTCATGGTAGCGGATCAGAGCAGCGCAAGAGGAATTCAGGTAGACTACCTGAACGGACAGGAGACACCTACCGTTCGCAGAATGGAGGCTCCTGGCGTTCTTGGCTTCACATGGGATATCTATCTCGACTGGGGCATCTCTGTGCGTGACTTCAGAGGACTCGCAAAGAACCCTGGTGTGGCACTGTAAGAGAGGAAGGAGGAATAAATCATGGCAACAGCAAAATTCTGGCAGAAGGGCGAGCGCATTGACTATGTCAATGGTACCGGCTCGAAAATTGCCGCAAACACAGTAATCCTCTACGGCTCTCGCCTTGCGGTAGCCGGAGCGGACATCGAAGCAGGAGAGAAGGGCGCTCTCGTAGTAGAGGGCGTGTTCGAACTTCCGAAGGACTACGGTGACTCTGGAAAAGCGATCACTGCAGGTCAGGAAGTTTACTGGGATGATGATAACTCCTGCATCAAAGCAGCAGTGGCGCAGGTCGTAACAGAGGGAGCGGTAACTACAGAGGCATCTGCGGTTCACGGCTTCGCAGTAGCAGCGGCACTCACCACAGACAAGACCGTTCTCGTCAAGATCAACGGCTGATGTTAGTAGCAAAGAGACCTATCTTGTACCGCTCAAAGATGTACAAGATAGGCGATCAGCTACCTGCTGACAACAAGGAAATGGTAAAAGCATGGCTCGAAGCTGAAAGCGCTGAATGGAAAGACGAGACCACAGATGCGTCCGAGACGGCGGAGCCTGAGGCTGATGCTCCTGAGGGAGAGAATCCTGAGGAAGAGGAAACCGAAGAGGAATCTGCGGAGGAAAGCTCCGGAGAGAATCCCGAGGAAGAGCCGAAAGCAAAAACCATAACCAAGAAGACAGCAACCAAGAAGGGAGCGAAGTAGATGAGCGCATTCAAGGACATTATAGCCAACGATGTGCATCAGACCTTCCTAAACCCTGATGAATTTTCAGACATCCATAAGGTCAACGGTAAGGATATGCCAGTTCAGATAGACACGAACGAGCAGATCGAGCGTGAGAAAAGGATGAATCAGAATGTGGATGGTGTTTATACGAACCAGAAGCTGATCTATGTAGCAGCTTCTGACTTCGGACCGATGCCGAAGCAGGGAGCAATCCTCAATCTGGATGGTAAGATCTACCGGGTAGCCGATGCGGTGGATGAATACGGAATCTATTCCATCACAATCGAGGCGAACAAAGCATGAGTCAGATATACATCGAAGTAGATCAAAAAGACCTTCATAGAGTTATGTCGAAGCTGAAGGACATGGAGAAGGCTCCGAGACATCTGAAGAACGCTATCAACCGAACCGCAACCGTGGCGATGAGGATGATCAAGCAAGGCCGGAGCAAAGGTTATACCGTAAAGACCGGCCGTTTCAATCAGGATCTCGGAAAGATCCAGAGAGCCACACCGGATCACTTGGATGCAACGATCCGTGCCAAAGGCAAGCCGCCAACACTTCAGAGCTTCAAGACCACATTCCCGAAAGCCGGAGGTAAGGCAGACATCACCAAGAGCGGACTGAAGAGATTAGTCACGGCGACCGGTGGAGCTGCATTCGTTCCTTCAGGCGGAAAGGCAGCAGGCCTGATGGCTCAGAGACGAGGCAAAGAAAGACACCCGATCAAGGTTCTTTACGGAAACTCGGTTCCGAAGATGGTAGAGCAGATCTACAAGGGCGAGCGTGGAGGACAGGGCGACATGGAGAAGGTCATCAAGAAAAGGCTACACGATGAAATTCAGGCGGAGATCGCCAAGATTATGTAAAGAGGTGCGATAAATGACTTTTAAGAATCTGCAGGACGATTTGATAACAGAGATCGAGACCATCCTCAAAGATGTGGTCACCAAGAACACGGACGGAGAAAAGGTGGTAGGAGTGAAAGGATATGCCCACAGATTGCCGATCACCCAGTCGGACGAAGATGATCCGGCGCAATACTTCCCATACTTCATCGTTCGCTTCGACACTGGCAGAACTCGTGATGACGATGACTGCTGGCATATAGCGGTGGACATCGTACTCGGAGTATATGACGCAGGAACTGATATCTCCCAGGTGGAGACGGATGATGAGGGCGAAGAGGAAACGAGGGCGGCATACCTGATCAGCGGACACGAGAACATCTTAATCATGATCCAGAGGATCGTGGACAGGTTCGCATGGGATCCTCTGTTTAAGAAGATGTACCGTGCAGACCAAGACATCCAATGGGCAGTAGGAGAGGATGACACCTATCCGTTCTACTTCGGAGCAGTCGCTATCACATTCTCGGTGCCGAAAATTGGAAGAAAGGAGCCGGAGTTCTAATGGCAAAAAAGAACAGGCCGACCGAAGCGGTAGAAGCGGAAGTGAAGGAAGAAGCGGTAGAGACCGAAGCAGCAGAAGCTGAAGCAGTCGAGACCAAGGAAACCGAAACGACCGAGAAAGCCGTGGAGGAGGCAAAAGAAGCGAAGCCAAAGATGTATGTCGGACCCACCATCGTGGGTGTAGGCATTCAGAACAGGGTATACACGGAGATACCTGAAGGGGCGGCGGCGCTGATCAAGGAAGACCCCGAATTCGGAAATCTGTTTATTGACATCGAGGACTACTCGAAAGCGAACAGAATGCTCCGTGAAGGAACTGGTTACATTTACAGTGCTTTTAATAAGGCGCTGAAAATCAAAAACAACAAATAGGAGGTAAAGCATCATGGCTAACAAACATGGAGTGTTTATCACCGAAGAAGCCACAGCCGTAACCGTACCCAAGGAAACCTCGGCAGGAGTCCAGGTGGTAATCGGAACGGCACCCATCAATCAGGTGGATGACCCTTCGAAGGTGGTCAACGTACCAATTCTCGCAAACAGCGCAGCAGAGGCTATGAAGGCGCTCGGTTTTTCCGATGACTTCGACAGCTACACCCTCTGCCAGACTATGTATGCGACAGGAAATCTCTACCAGGTATCCCCGGTCGTTTATATCAACGTACTGGATCCCGATACCCACAAGGCGGCTCTCACAGAGGCAACCATCACGGTGGAAGATCTCCAGGCAGTAGTAAAGACAGAAGGCGTTCTGAAGAAGAACTTCGTGGTAAAGGTACCCGGAGCAAGCGTGGGAGACGATCCTACAACCTTAACTCCTGGCACAGACTACAGCCTCTCCTTCGATGACAACGGATACATGGTGATCACTCTCACTGCAACAGGCGCAGGAGCAGCAGCGACAAGCCTGATCGTTTCAGGTTACAAACTGGATCCTTCCGCAGTAACCGCATCCGACATCATCGGATCCGTGAACCCTTCCACAGGCGTGGAGAAGGGCATGGAGGTAATCCGTCAGATCTATCCGAAACTCGGCGTAGTTCCCGGAATCCTCATCGCTCCCGGATGGAGCCAGATCGCAACTGTAGGCCTCGCACTTGCAGCCAAGGCAGTGAACATCAACGGAGTATTCAAGGCAATCGCAATCCTCGATATTCCTTCAGACAGCACGAACGGAGCAGTGGTCTACACAGATGTGAAGAACAAGAAGGAGAGCCTCGGCTACACTTCCGAATTCTGCTACAACGTATGGCCGAAGGTGAAAGTCGGAGATTACATCTTCGCATTCTCCGCAATCGCTGCAGCAAGAATGGCATACACCGACACCGAGCATGAGGATGTGCCTTCGAATTCTCCTTCGAACAAGCCTCTCGCTATCACAGGCCTCGTGCTTGCAGACGGCACCACAGAGGTAGTCCTCGATCAGGACCAGGGAACCACAGTCAACAGCTACGGCGTAGCAACAGCCATCAACATCAACGGCTTCAGACTCTGGGGCAACTACACAGGAGCATATCCTGCAAGCGGAGACGCAAAGGACATCTGGATCAACGTGCGCCGGATGTTCAACTGGCAGGGTAACACCTTCATCCTGACCTACTTCGACAAGGTGGACGATCCGATGAACTCGGTACTCATCGAGAACATCGTAGACAGCGAGAACATCCGCTGCGCAGCATACGCACCTACTCACTGGGCAGGAGCAAGCATCGAATACCTCGAAGCAGACAATCCGATCACGGATATTCTCGCAGGAAAGATGACCTTCAGACAGCACATCGCACCTTACACACCTGCAGAGACCATCAACAATATCCTGAACTACGATACTTCGATGCTTCAGGCAGCACTTACAGGAGGTGAATAAAGATGAGCAACATCGGAAACATGGTACCCGAAGTCATCAACGCATATAACGTGTACCTTGAAGGCAAGGTTCTCGGCGTTTCGGGCGAAGTAGAACTCCCTGAACTGGAGGCGATGACAGAGACCGTGGAGGCAGCAGGTGTTCTCGGTGAGATCGAGACTCCGGCAACTGGCCACTACGGCAGCACCACGATGAAGATCCCGTTCGCAATTTTGCACGAGGATGTATTCTCCCTGGTCGATACCACCAAGGCTCTCGAACTCACACTTCGTGGATCCGAGCAGTTCATGGACAGGAAGACTGGAAACACCGAGGACATCCCTGTCAAGATCGTGATCAGAGGCAAGGCAAAGACCAATACCCTCGGCACTTTCGCAAAGGGCAAAAAGGGCGAGCCGGAGATCGAGATCGAGTGCTTCTACATCAAGATCGTGATCAACGGAGACGATAAGTTCGAGCTTGACAAGCTGAACTTCAAGTGCGTTGTGAACGGCAAGGATCTCATGGCGAAGATCCGCAAGAACATCTGATAGGAGGAATCACGCATGGCTGAAAAGATTACAAATATCGAAGAAGCGCAGGTAACTGCAAAGAAGGAAGAGACGGTGGGGGAGGAATCCCTCATCGTCAAACTTTCCAGAATATATGACTTTGAAGGAGAGAAGATCTCCGAGATCGATTTTTCAGGGTTAGAGGATGTGACCGCAAAGACAATGATCAAGGCGAACAAGGTACTCACCGCATCTGGCGATGTCCAGATCATGCCGGAGAGCAGCCTCCACTACGCATTGATCATCGCAGCGGAATGCACCAAGTACCCGATCGAATTCTATGAGCGCCTTCGTCCGAAGGACGCAACCAAGATCAAGAACACAGTCACGGGTTTTTTCTACGCAGAAGAATAAGACTCGAAGACGCAAGAGACCTACGAAAACTATGTCTCACACTTTCCATGAATCTCAATTCAGACTGGGATAAATTCGAGAGAATGTCCATTTTTGAACTTCTGGATCTGTGTGATGACCTGAAAGAACTACAGAAGGAGATGAAGCAGAAATGAGCGAATACGATATAGCGATTAAAATAGCCGGACAGCTTGAAGGCTCTTTTAAGAATGCCATCAAGGGCGCTCAATCTGGCCTCTCTGGTCTCGGTGTTTCAGGAAAAGTCGGAACATTGGCATTAAAAGGCATCGGAGTAGCCGCCAAAGCAACTGCGGCCGCACTTGCGGCAACAGGAACTGCGGCGGTCGCTCTCGGTGGCTATGCCGTAAGCGTGGGAAAAGACTTCGAAGCGCAGATGTCCACAGTTCAATCCATTTCAGGAGCAACAGGCGATGAGTTCGAAGCGCTGAAGGCAAAGGCCAAGGAGATGGGATCCACAACCTCATTCTCTGCAACCGAAGCCGGAGCAGCCATGGAATACATGGCAATGGCAGGATGGAAGTCCGAAGACATGATAGAAGGTATCGGAGGCATCATGAACCTGGCGGCAGCGTCAGGAGAAGACCTCGCCCTCACATCAGATATCGTGACAGATGCCCTGACCGCTTTCGGATTGTCAGCCAAAGACTCCGGGCATTTTGCGGATGTACTGGCTGCGGCAAGTTCAAACGCTAATACCAATGTCGCAATGCTCGGTGAATCATTCCAGTACGCAGCACCAGTAGCCGGAGCGCTCGGTATATCTGCAGAAGATACATCAGTCGCTCTCGGTCTTATGGCGAACGCAGGTATCAAGGCGTCATCCGCAGGTACTGCGCTACGAACAGGACTGACAAACCTCGCAAAGCCTACCAAGCAGATGCAACAGTACATGGATAGGTACAACATCGCTATGGTAAAGAACGAAGACGGATCCATAAACCTGCGAGACACGATGATAGACCTCCGCCAGAAGATGAACGGACTATCAGAATCAGAGCAGGCAGCGGCGGCAGCGGCAATCTTCGGAAAGAACTCCATGGCAGGATGGCTCGCCATAGTGAACTCCTCTGATGAGGACTTCAATAAACTGGCAGGAGCAATCGACAACTGCAATGGAAAAGCCGAAGAGATGGCGGCAATTAAACTGGATAATCTGGAGGGTGACATAACCCTCTTAAAGAGTGCAGCGGAAGGCTTCGGCATTTCACTGTACGAAAATATGCAAGGACCCATGAGAGAATGGGTTCAGTTCGGTAAAGACCAGATCGGCATCCTTCAGGAGGCTCTCGACAGCGGAGGCTTTGAAGGACTGGCATCAGCCATAGGCGATGTCCTGGCAAACGGAGTGGTCAAGATTGGAGACGCAGCGCCTGATTTCATAAACGGAGCGGCAGACATAGTCGAGGCACTCATTGACGGTATAGACGGCAAGTCCCCGGAACTGGGAGCAGCCATGGCAAGGCTCGGAACAGCCCTCCTGAATGCAGCAATCAGGCTCATACCTCGCATGATCGTAACAGGCGGAAAGCTGATGGTCGAATTTGCAAAGGGCATGGTGGACAACCTCCCGGCGCTGAAAGAAGCCGGAACAGAGGCGGTCGCATATTTCTGGCAGGCTATCAAGTCAGCATTCGGCAGCTACAAAGACTTCCTGGGCGATGAAGAGGTCGAGCCTTTCAAGAAGGTACTCGCTCTCCTTCCTGCACTCGTGGCAGGCTTCGCAGTCTTCGATGGAATCGGCGGATCCATAAAAGGATTTGTAACCGCATTCAAGGGAGCAGGAAAAGCCGTACCGGGAGCGGCAAAAGGAATCGGCGGAGCAGGCAAGACCATGTCCGCAGTAGCAAAGAACATCCTCGGTGTAGGCGCAGGCTTCGCACTTGCGGCCGCAGGCATCTGGTTATTAGTGGATGCGGCAGAGAGGATATCCCAGGCAGGACCCGGAGCGGCAATAGCGCTCGTGGCGATGGTCGGCGGAATCGTAGCCTTAATGGCAATCGCATCGAAACTCGGACCCGAACTGCAGGCAAGTCAGCAAGGCCTGATCGCTTTCGGAGCAGCAATGCTCATGACGGCAGCGGCGATGGCGATAATGTCCTATGCGGCCATTCAACTGGCAAACGCAGGACCGCTCGCATTCGCATCACTCGCCCTGATGATCGGAGGCATGGCAGGAATGATGGCTATAGCCGGAGCGTTCGGAACACAACTGGCAACAGCGGCACCCGGACTGATCGCATTCGGAGCGGCGATACTTCTCGCAGCGGCAGGCATGGCGATCATGACATACTGCGCAATCACACTCACCAATGCAGGAACAGGAGCGATCGCAATGTTCGCAGGACTGGCAATCGGTCTGATCGCATTCATGGCGGTAGCGGCTCTACTGGGTCCGATGCTCGTGACAGGTGGAGCAGGAATGCTTCTTCTTGGAGCAGGACTTCTCGTAGCGGCAGCAGCCATGGCACTGATGGCGAACACAGCAATCATGCTCTCGAACGCAGGAACAGGAGCGATAGTAATGCTCGTAGCACTTGTGGCAATCATCCTGGCATTCGGAGCGGCGGCCGGAGCGTTAGCACCACTTCTCATGGCAGGCGGAGCAGCACTCGCAGTATTCGGAGCAGGACTCCTCGTGGTGAGCGCAGCGGCAGCAGTAGCGGCGGCGGCTCTCCTCATTATCTCCCTGGCTCTTCCTTCGCTCTCACAGTATGGAGCGTCAGGAGCCGTAGCAATACTCGAACTCGGAGCAGCAATGGGAGTATTCGCAGCCGGAGCAGTAGCGGCAGGAGCAGGAGCCGGAGCAGCGGCTCTCGGTTTCGGAGGTTTAGCGCTTGCGGCGGCAGCAGCAGATCTGGCATTCGCACCGCTCGCATTGGAAATGACTGCAGTAGCGGCAGCGGTAGCAATCATCGGAGCATCGTCCTCTGCGGCGGCTTCAGGTCTTACAACCATGAAGGGTAGCACGGATGGCATGGTAATAGCCATGGGAAAACTCGCCCTGGCATTCGCACCAGTAACCGTGGCGATAGTTCCATATGCAGCGGCAGTAGTCGCAGGAACGGCGGCAACAGTAGCACTGGCAGCTTCGATAGGAGCGACCACGCTCACCCTCGTAGCCATGGCTGCGGCATTGGCAGCGGTACTGCTCGCACTTGCAGGAATCAATCTGGCGATAACAACCTTCAGAACACAGGCGGTAGTTCTCGGAACATCCACTCTGATAGCTACGATGGCATTCACAAGGTTCGGAGCGGCGGTAGCGCCTATGAGCGCATCGCTCACCCAGATCGTAGCGCCTATGACCAGAGCAGGAGCGGCATCGATAGTCCTGGCAACAGGCATGACCAAGAGCGTGGGATCCGCAAGACAGATGGCGGTAGCGCTCGCAGCACTTGCGGTGGCATCGGCAGCAGGATCCGCAGCATTCAGAAGCCTGCTGACCAATATCAGCCAGAATATGACCCAGGCGCAGGCAGAGACCCAGACGAAGACTACGGCGATGGTCGCAGTCATAAGGATGGGTGGAACGCAGATCCTGATGATCGCCACGATGACGGCGAATGGAGTGCGTCAGGCATTCAGTATCGACCTCACATCGAGCGGACAGAACATGATGCAGGGTCTCATCAACGGCATGAACTCAATGGCGGCACAGGTGCAGGCAACCGCAGCCAGAATAGCGAACCAGGCGGCGCAGGCCGTGAACAACGCACTGCAGATACACTCTCCGTCACAACTGATGGTGGAATCAGGACAGTACACTGGCGAAGGACTGGCAATCGGTATGCAGAACCGCACATCCGATGTTCAGGTGGCGGCGCAGGCAATGACACAGCCGATCCAAGACCAGAGTCAGCAGATGAGAGACATGAGCGCTCCGCAGACGGAAAGCAGAAGCGGAGTAATCGGAGAGACCATCGACAATCTGGCAGGAGGAACAACAAACAACAATACAACCACGAATCAGACATCAAGTCCGACCTTCAACTTCAACCCGACCTATGTGATCGAAGGCAACGCAGATCAGGAGACAATCCAAGAGGCGAACAAGATGAGTCAGGCGGACTTCGAGAAGATGATGAACGAGTGGATGCGCACGAACAAGCGTGTCCAGTTCGCATAGAGGAGGTAGAGCATGGCAAAGACATACACCACGATCCAGGGCGATACCTGGGATTTAATCGCATACAAGGTGTACGGCGAAGAAAAGTATATGCGCTACCTTCTCGAAGCAAACTGGCCGCTCATAGACACCCTGGTATTCTCGGCAGGAACGGTAGTAACCATACCAGACCTGCCGGAAGAGCCGGATGAAGACGCTCCGTTCTGGAGACAAGATACAGACGGAGAGGACAGCGCAACAACCTACTCGCAGACCACGGAGGTAGACGATGAGTGACAATCCAAGAAGGGCGAAAGTCTCGCTCAAATTCAACGGAAAAAATGTGACCACTCGCCTGAAGAACTACCTCGAATCAGTGAAGTACACCGATGTGGCATCAGGGAGTAGCGATCAATTAGACCTGAAGCTGCAGAACATCAATGCGAACTGGCTCGGAAAATGGTATCCGACCAAGGGAGACAAGGTAGTCGGGTCCTTTACATTCGTGAACTGGAAGAAGGACGGCAAGGACATCAACCTCGCACTCGGAAAGTTCACGATGGACGATATCCGATTTTCAGGCGGACCCATGATCGCACAGTTCGGATGCGTGGCCGTACCGAATGACGAATCATTCAGAGTCCGGGAGAGAACCAAAACATGGAAGGGAGTCACCATCCAAGGTATCGCCCAGGAGATCGCATCAAGGTACAACCTGAAGCTGAACTACTCGGCACCTACGATCAAGATCAATGAGATGGAGCAGAGCGACAAGACTGACTGCTCCTTCCTTTACGACATCTGCGACAAGTACGGAATCTCGATGAAGGTCTACGCAGGATCCATAGCAATCTACGATCAGACCCAGATGGAAAAGAAGAAGAGCGTAGCCACCCTGAAGAGAACATCCTTCGTGGATGATCACTGGGATTACACGGACACGCTCGCAGGAATCTACACCGGGGCAAGGATATCCTACAAGTCGAGCAGCGACAGCGAAGAGATAAGTATATACCTCGGCTTTCAGGCAGAGGACGCACCGGGCAGCCGTGTCCTTCGGATCAGCGAGACGGCGGACAGCGTAGAGGATGCCTACTACAAGGCAGCGGCGAAGGTCAATAAATCGAACCAAGAAGCCACAACAATATCAGCCGACATATTCCCGAACCCGAAGATCTGCGCAGGAGTCTGCGTCAAGGTGACCGGGATGGGTAAGGCGAACGGAAAATACTTCGTGGATAAGTCCACCATCACGGTGGGAGAATCCGCAACAAAGCAATCAATCGAGATGCACAAGTGCCAGAGAAGACTCGTGAACGGAGCAGCACCTGCACCGAAGAAGGCAGCGGCAACCGCATCTGCAGGCAAGTCCTACAAGAAGGGCGATATCGTCCAGTTTAAGGGCGGCACTCATTATGTGAGTAGCTACGCAGGAGCAAAAGGATCCGCAGCAAGAGCCGGGCAAGCGAAGATCACGCAGGATCCTACCTGCAAAGGAAATGGCGGAGCGCATCCATGGCATCTGGTGCATACAGATAAGACATCCAATGTCTACGGATGGGTAGACGAAGGAACATTCGAGTAACAGGAGGAAGAGCATGGCAGAGAGACTGATAAGGATCGGAAGAGTATCCTCCGTAAATGCGGCCAAGGGAATGGTCAGCGTGACATACCCTGACCTCGACAACTCCGTAACCGGGGAATTCCCGGTCTTCTCCTTCACGGACGAATACAAGATGCCGAGCGTAGGAGCAGAAGTCCTCGTCCTGCATCTATCGAACGGACAGTCTGCAGGAATAGTCCTGGGCAGATACTGGAACGGCTCGAACACTCCGCCTGTGAGTTCAGGCTTCAGGAAGGAAATGGGTGACGCATTCGGAGAAGCATACCTGCAGTACGCAGATGGAGTCCTCACGATCCACGCAGACAAGATCGTCCTCGATGGCGCTACAGAGGTGCCGGACGATTACGATCTGCAGAACGGCACTATCAAGCTAAAGGCTCATAAGCATACCGACAGCGTGGGCGGAAAGACCACCAAGGCGGAACCGTAAGGAGGTATAGCATATGGCGCAACTTGCAAAATGGGGAGATATTACCTTCCGGGTAAATTCGGAGCAGGTCTTCTCATTCAGGAAAATGAAGCGGTCATACTCCGCAAGGTGGGCAAGCCACAACATACCGGGGAAGAGACCAAAAATGGAATTTCAGGGTCCGAACATGGACGAGATGAGCATCGAAGTGATACTCGATGCAGAACTCGGAGTAGCACCCAGATCAGCCATGAAGAAGTTCAGAACGGCGGCCAAGAAGGGCAAAGTCCACTACTTCTACATCGGCGGAAAGAAGGTAGTCGCAAGGAAGATGTACATATCTGCCGGATCCGAAAACTGGAACGAGATATGGAACGGCGGCGAACTGGTGCGAGCCACGGCAACCCTGACATTCAACGAATACAGATAAGGAGGAAAGAGCGATGGGTTTCACGAACCACATACAGACCATCAATATGGATGATATGACAGACTTCGAGCGTATCGACTCCAACCTCCGAACCCTGATCGTCACACTGGAAGAAACACTCCCAGGTAGCCGAGGCTTCGGTCTTTCGGTGGAACTGGCAGACCTTATGCCAGAGCAGGCCAGAAACGACTTCGCAGCAGCTCTGGACGAAAAGGTGGAGAAGTACATACCAGAGATCAGGATCGCAGACATAGAAATGGACATCGACATGAACGGCGTGACCCCCATGCAGATCTATGTAGAGGCGAATGACGAATACGAGGAAGGAGATGAAGACGATGATTAACGCAATCAAGAATCTGCCGGAGGTCAGCTTCGTAGACGGAAAGACCCTCGATGATGTGCAGAAGGAAATGGTCTCGGACTACGAGGCGAAATACAAAGAGGTCACAGGAAAGAGCCTCACTCTTCGGAGGGCGGATCCTGAAACTTTGAAAATCTATGCAGCATCCGTCCAGATATTCCAACTGCTCATGCACATAGACATGGCAGGAAAGATGGATCTGCTCAAATACGCATACGGAGACTTCCTGGACAACCTCGGAGCGCTCCGAGGGGTAACCAGGCTCCCGGCATATCCGGCAAAGGCAACGGTGCGCTTCACGCTTTCCGCAGCGCAGAACTCCGCAGTCACAATCCCGGAAGGAACAAGGGTATCGAACGGAGATATCCTCTACTTCGCTACAGACGAAGTGGCAGAGATAGCCATCGGACAGACCTATATCGATATCCCATGCACCTGCCTCGATGACGGAGAAGTAGGCAACGGACAACTCGCAGGAGTCCTGAACACGCTCGTGGACAGTATACCGTATGTGGCAAGCGTAGCGAATACAGAGGAGACATCAGGAGGAGCGGATATCGAATCAGACGAAGACTTCGCAGACCGCATCTACCTCGCTCCCGGTTCTTATTCGGTGGCAGGACCCACGGATGCATATGTCTATCACACGAAATCCTACAGTTCCTCCATCGGAGATGTGGAGGTATCCTCGCCGGATGCCTGCGAAGTGGAAGTGCGCTTCTTAATGTCGGACAACTCCCTCCCGACCGCAGGAATGCTTGCAGAGGTCGAAGATTATCTATCTGCAGATGACATCAGACCGCTCACGGATCAGCTGACAGTCCTCGCACCGACAGGCCAGAACTTCAACATCAATGTGACCTACTACATCAACAAGTCGGACACGGACAAAGCGGTATCCATCCAGGCGGCCGTAGGAACAGCCATAGCAGAATACATCAACTGGCAGACAGGAACTATAGGAAGGGATATCAACCCTTCAGTTCTCACCGAGATGATGGTGGCAGCAGGAGCAAAGAGAGTGGAGGTAACCTCCCCGGCATTCACTACGGTGCCGACAGGGAGCGTGGCAAGGGTAAACACCCAGACGGTGGCATACGGAGGATTAGAAGATGATTAAAATTTCAGAAGGCGAACTTCTCGATCTCCTACCTTCGCAGCTGAAGAACGACACCGACATGATATGCCTCTCCTACGCATTGAAATGCGCCACAGATAGACTCCTGACATACGAGAGGCAGACGATGACGGACAACTTCATCGAAAGCCTGCCGGAAAAGATCCTCGATGTTCTGGCGGTCGAACTTCGAAGTCCATATTATATGCAGAACATGGATGTGGAGACAAAGAGAAGAATCATAAAGAACACCCTGATCTGGCATACCAAGGCAGGAACACCCTCTGCAGTTTCAGAGATGATCACGGCGATATTCGGAGAAGGATATCTGGTGGAGTGGTTCGACTTCACCGAGGGAGAAAAGACTCCCGGATACTTCGACATCGTCACCAATGCAAGAATGACCGAGGACATCGTGGAATCATTCATGCAGATCATCAAGAGGGTGAAGAACGAGCGAAGCCATATCAGGAGAATCCTGATAAACAGAAAAGTAGAACACCCTGAATGGGTAGCGTGGGGAGCGACATCCTCACCGAAGAGACCGATCACGAACGCTCCTGCGATCGGCAGGAACGTGGACAGCGAAGAGCGGATAGGATCAACGGTCTCATCAAGTCCGAAACTCGGCATCCCGAACGGATATCCTGAAAGAGAAGCCGAAGCAAGCGGACAGGAACACGCAGGTGCGACAGCCATGTCGGCACCCAGAGAGATCATAGGGAACAGTGCGACCCCGACAACACGGTCGGTACTCAAAGAAGATAAAGTTCTGGCGGCAGCGGTATCCTCGCCTTACGTTCGGATCCTGAACGGAGCAGAGCCGAAGGAAAGCGCACCTACAGAGAATCAGAGAGTAGCGGTCGGAGTCGCATCAAGTCCAAAAATAACAATCTAAAAAGGCAAGGAGGAAAAAGCCATGGCTGGAGTATTCAACCAAGCCGTCCTGACTACCAAGGGCATAGCGCTCCTGGCGAAAGCACAGGCCGGGAGATGCACTATCAATCTCACCAAGGCGGTATCGGGCAACGGCACCTACACGGCAGGCGAAGATCTGGCGAGTAGGACTGCACTCAAAAACAAGATGCAGGAATTCTCAATCAACACAGTGATCGTGCAGAACAAGACGAACGTCTATGTGAAATTCATCATCACGAACTACCCGGACGCACAACACGCTCTCGCAACAGGATACTACGTGAGGGAGATCGGCTTGTACGCTACGGACCCTGACGAAGGAGAAATTCTGTACGCTATCGCTACAGCGGTTCAGGATCAGTGGGATTATATGCCTTCATACAATAATCTCCTTCCGTCAACCATTACGATCGAGATGCTGACAGAGGTCGCAAACGCATCCACGGTCACAATCGAAGCACCCAACAAAATGTACCTCTACGATGACAACACCGGGGATAAATACGTTCTCGGAGTAGAGGACGGAATCTTATACTTTGAGGAGGTAGCAGAATGAGCAGAGTATATGTAGCAGACAAGGAGACGCTCGATAAAATCTACGACATCGTCTCCGCAGACGGCGTGTACGGCTTTATCGAGCATTGCGCCACACTCGCTCCCGACAAGAGGATCGAGTACATCGGCAAGAACGTAGACTACACACCCATCAGCGTAACCATGGGCGGAGGCTTCTCCCTCGGTTCCTGGGGCAACTTCTCCGTCATTGCCAACAATAAGCCTTGGATGGTAAAGAATGACGGAACACCCGACTACGAACTTCTGGAGTCAGACTACACGAAGAAGGCGGTAGACGGAACAACAGCATCCGATGTGGCGAACGCATCCTACGCAGGCGGAGCGTTCTCGTGGATCCAGAAGATCTACAAGAAGGAGTACATGGTAGGCGATGACCGCTACGTTCTCTTTTCGGAGACAAAGAAGGAAGGCTTCGAGGCGGTAGGCTTCATCGATAGCAGCGACAAGGAACTCGAAGGCGTATGGCTGCCTATGTTCTACAACACGGACGGAACAACGAAGGCAACCTGCATCGCTTCAGGACATCCTGAATACAGTAACACCACAGCGAACCAGAAGACAGCGATCGATGCATTCGGATCCAGAGCGAAGTTCCTCGGCGGTCCCATCATCAATACCCTCGTAGATCTTCTGATCATGTGGGCAAAGACAACAGACCTGCAGACAGCATACGGCAAAGGAAACTGCAATGGCTATGTGAACGAATCTCCTTATTACGGAGTATTGGAAAACGCAGTCGTGAACGGCGGACAGTTCTACGGTACTTCAGATGGAACGAGCCTGAACAAGATCCTGCACTCCATCGTTCTCGGTAGCTATCAGCAGTGGATGAGAGACCCTTATACCATCTGCGTAAGCGGCAAGCTGAAGGTTTCCACCAACTACGCATATGCGCTTGACGCTTCAGGATACCTCGACACAGGCATCAACTATGACGAAGTAGGAGATACCTCGTGGCATTACCCGGAGAAGTACAAGCCTGTTCCCGGTTTCGGAGCGGCTCCTTCTCTTCCGCCTTACAAAGGCTCTACTGCAACAGGCGGATGCGATGGCTTTATCGTCAACGCAGGCATCACGGCGTTCGCTCTACGGTTCGGTGATTGCTTCACTGGCCTCATTGTTGGGGTTCGTGCTTTGAATTTGCACCGCACTGCTACGTATGCGGCCTGGTACATCGGCTCGGCCGTTCTTCTCCTTCCACCTGTCGGCGTAGCCGCATAGGGGGTCTGGGGGTCTTCCCCCAGACTAAACGAGAAGCAGCAATAGGCTATCTTTTGTAACGGATTTATAAAATTTAACAGGGGGAAGGACTGCCGACACCAGGGGCGGTCGCTCTACGGTTCGGTAATTGCAACAATGGCCTCAATGATGGGGTTCGTGCTTTGAATTTGAACAACACTGCTACGAATGCGAACTGGAACATCGGCTCGGCCTGTTATTCTATCAATTTTGGAACATTAACCAAATGGCAGTCCTTAACCTACACCTCTGACGGATGAAAAGCCGTTTACTCGCCATTATTGGAAAGATGAGTGGAAATGAATCCGATACAGGGCAGGCAGTAAAGCGGTCGCACCTGCTGTCTGTAGGAGATAGAAGAAAAAATATCACCATAGGAGTAATGCAGAATGCGCAGGAAAGAAGCAGAAGAGGCTATCGACAGCGTCTCGCATTCAGAGGGCGCAAAGCAGTACAAGTATCTGTATCGCAAAATGCTCGATGAGCAGACCGTGAGGAAAGCCTATAAGAAACTTCGAAAAGGAAAGACGAAGAGGAAAGAAATAATCTACATAGACGCTCACCTCGATGAAGAGGTGGCGAAGATGATCGAAATGATCAAGAATACGAGGCCGGGCGAAGTCGAACACCCGGAACTCGCATTCGTGCCATGCAAGAGGACTCCACGGTACATCTATGAACATGGAAAGACCAGGCGCATCTTTATGCCGGAGATCCACGAGCAATGGCTACACCACATCATCGTCCTCATACTGGAGCCGATCATAACGGCAACCGCATACCCGTACTCGTGCGGATCATTCCCAAAGCGAGGCGCTCACTACGGCAAGCGGCAGATGGAGCGATGGATAAGAAGCGGAGTAGGAATCAGGAACTTCGCAAAAATCGACATCCGTCATTTTTATGACTCAATTCGGATCCGCATCCTGATGAGAGAACTGCGGATCAGGATAAAGGATGACTGGTTTCTCTACATCGTGGAGTTATGCTTCAGAGGGATAAGCAAGGGAATACCGCTCGGCTTTTACATCAGCCAGTGGCTCGCAAACTACCTGCTCGAACCTCTCGACAGGCTCATGACAGAGAAACTGGGAATCAAGAAGTACATCAGATACATGGATGATATGACATTTTTCGCAGAGAGCAAGAAGAAACTGCACCAGGCAATAGTCGCAATCCGGCAGTTCCTGGGGCGGCGTTTCCGCTTGAAGCTGAAGAGAAACTACCAGGTCTGCAAGTTCGACTTCGTAAAGAAGACCGGGCAGAGGATAGGAAGAGTCATAGATTTCATGGGGTTCGTCTTTTTCAGAGAAAAGACCCTGATCCGAAAGAGCATCATGCTATCGGCAACCAGACTGGCGAAGAAGATGAGCCGGAACAAAGAAAAACTGCGTGGATATTTCCATAAGCACATCTCGGCAATGATATCGTACATGGGATGGTTCACCTGCACGGACACCTACCACTGCTACGAAGAGAATATCAAGCCGTTCGTGAAAATCGGAAACCTGAAGCGCATCACATCAAAACTGCAAAGGAGGCAGAACCATCATGAAAGCATGGAAAGAAGAAAGATGCTCCGAGCGGCCTGAAGAACTTCAGGACATCGGCGGCGGACTCTACATGGAGAGACGCAACATTCGTGAAGTTCATCACGAGGCAGACGAAACGGCAGGGGTGGAGGAGTATACCGAATTCGTCTGCGAGAGCCGTGAGATCGAGCATAGCGAGTACCAGATGTTCAAGAGCATCGAAGCAATCGACACGCAGGATGCCATAGACGCATACACCGAGCAGCTGTTAGAGGAAGGAGCGATCTAAACTATGAGAACATTAGTACAGAGCCTGAAGAGGCTATACCAGAAGGGCAAGGTCACCATCGAAAAACTCCAGAGCATGGTGGAGGCAGGCACTATCACCCAGGAAGAATTCGACTATATCACGGAGGGTTCCGTGGGATGATGGGAGATGCAATCCGGGAGATTAAACTCGAACTTTTTGAGAGCCAGAGCGAGATCATCCGAATCCAGTCCGAAGTGATCGATGACTTATTCCGCCTCCTGTCTATGCACATGGAGGCGGAAGAACTCGACAACCTCCCGGTCGTAGAAAAGATAAACAGGGCGGCTTCACTTCGAGCAGAACATCAACTCTGAAGAAAGGAGGCTGACCATGGAAGATGCAATCACACGAAAAGAACACGAAGAGTTCGCAAAGCGTATCGATGAAGAAAATCACAGACAGAACCGCAGAATCGAGACCCTGGAAGAAACTGTCCGGCAGATTTCAGATCTGACTGCAACGGTAAAAGAGTTAGCAGTCAATATGAAGAATATGCTCACCGAGCAGGAGAAGCAGGGAGCGAGACTCGCCAAGATCGAAAGCAAGGATGGGGAGATGTGGCGAACGGTAGTGACCCACATATTGACTGCGGTCATCGGCGGAATTATCGCCTTCGTGTTCGCAAAAATCGGAATGTAGGAGGGCTTACAATGAAAAACATAGCAAACAAAGAGTGGTGGAAGGCAGCAGGTGTCAGGGCATTAAAGACCGTATGCCAGACAGCCATCGCTACGATCGGAACCGCAGCGCTCGTGACAGAGGTCAACTGGGTAGCCGTAGCAAGTGCATCCGCACTCGCAGGTATCCTCTCGCTCCTTACGAGCCTCGCAGGAATCCCGGAGATCGAGAAGGAGGGATAAGCCATGGATGAAGACAAGATCATCACTTCAGAAGAAGATCTGAATGAAGAGGCGATCGATGAACTGACTAACGGCAAAGGGGAAGACGAAGAAGATGATGACTCCCCGAAGGGGTGACCTATGACGAAGGCAGAGTTCATAGAGAAGATCGCAGCGCTTATCATCAAACACGCACCGACCTATGGAATAGCCGTACACTCTCCAATCATCGCCCAAGCGGTACTGGAGAGTGCATACGGCACCTCGGAACTTGCGAAGAATGCCAATAACTACTTCGGACTCAAATACCGCAAAGGAAGATGTCCGAGCGCTTCAGGTATTTACAAGAAGGTCGGCAGCGAACAGAACCCGGACGGCTCATACATCAGCGAGATGATGGAATGGTGCCGGTTCCCGGACATGGAGAGCGGAGTCAAGGGATACTTCGAGTTTATAAGCGTCCAGAACTACACAAACCTCAAAGGAGTGACAGATCCGAAAGCATACCTGCAGAACATCAAGGCGGACGGATATGCCACTTCTCTC